CCTTTTGCTAACGGCGGTACGGGTCTAAGTTCTCTAGGTTCGGCGGGGCAAGTTCTTTCCGTCAACACCGGCGGCACAGCACTTGAATACGCAGCAGTGTCTGCGGGCAAAGCTTCTATGACTGCCAATGGAGCAGTAACTGCCGGAGACAGGGTATCAACAAACGCTGACGGCACTGTTTCCACTGTAGCAGGGTTAACTAGAGCGGCATCCGTAGGTACAGCCGCAGCATGGGAATCCACTGATACCCCGGACAGCTATTTTGCCGTTGCGTATGATACGACAGCAAACAAGGGAATTATTACTTTTCAAAATGCTTCTAGTAGTAAGTATGAAGCTCTTGTTGTAACTAACTCTTCCGGTTCTTTATCTTACGGCACAGTGGTAGAGGTAGGTGATAGCGGTGCGAACGCTGCGATAACTTACAACCTTGGTCAAGACGCATTTGTTGCTGTATGGCGAGATGGATCAGCGGGGCATATTTACGCTCGTGCAGGTGAAGTGGTAGGTACAGTTACTAGCTGGGGAACAGCGGTTTCCATAGATACTAATAACCCTAATGATTCTCTTAATATAGCGACAATACCCGGAACTAATAACGTATTAGTATCTTTCGACGATGGCTCTCAAATCGTTACTAAAACTTTAACTTTAAGCGGGACAGCAATTACTGTTAACGCCGCAGTTAACACGACAGGAGATAGAAATAACGGCGGTCGAGATGCGTTAAAATATAACTCCGATGGTGGTTATTTTGCACTTGCTTATCAAGATTCAAACAATCGCCCCTCTGTAAGAAAAATAACAGTTTCTGGCACTGTGCCAACAGTAGGTGCAAAAAATGAATTGAGCACTGATACGACTGGCACCGCTAACATCGAATATAACCCGACTTCTAAAAGCTGGTTATATGTCTATAACGTGCCACGTGACACTAATAATTTGGGGACTAAATATTTTCCTGTATTTCTTGAGTTATTAGAAAGTGGTGGCACGTTTACAAAATTTAAAACAGCTTCTGGTGCTGCTATTTCGGCGGATGTAAATAACCAGCTTTACATGGACGATCCAGAAGTATTTTTGTTTTATGACTCAACCTCTACAAATGTGCTGGCACTACAAACTCAGTATAATACTAATGGCACTCAAGCAAACGTGGGCTACACAGTATCTCAACGTGGTAGCCAGATAACTATTTCTGATCTGCAATATTTCCCATATAACGGTGACGGCAACAAAAGATTTAACGCCTATTTTGACCCAGACGAAACTGAGTTCGTAGTATTTTACAAAGAACCCACATCTGACGACGGTCAAGCACAAGTATTCACTCCGGCAGTGAATTACACCACCCGCGATGCTTATTTTGGTATTGCTGCGGCAAGTATTTCTGATGGTGCGTCTGGCGATATAACTATTATTGGCGGGTTAAACACTAGTGTTAGTAGTCTGGTTGCTGGAGAGTTCTACTACTTATCTACCACGGGAGCGTTAACAACAACGAGTAACGGTTTTCCCGTGGGGACTGCTTTATCCACAACGTCCATATTACTAAACAATGTCGGGTACAATGCACTACCGGATCAAACACTAAACGATGGTAAGTTTCTCTCTACAGATGGTTTAAACACCTCTTGGTTAGAAATTTATCAACCGGGCGGTCTTCCTGACGGCAGTGCTGTCGCTGCTAGTGGTGACACTTACCCCACAAAGCCTGCCAGCACGTTAAATTACACCGCGTTTATATCTAACGACAATGCAAATTATATGTGTGGGGCAGATTCTCATGCTAATGCTGCCTTAGACAATGGCGCGGGTATCGCCAGAGGATTCCTGACTCCGCGATATTCTAGCTATTGGAACAAGTGGTTTGCCATTACTAAAGGTACGGATGGCGGCTTCCAAGAAAGTGGCGCTACACTTGTATGTAGTGCCAATGGAGTAGATTGGTTTAGTGTTGGTGAGCTACGTAGTTTTACGGGCAATAACTCTATAGACAAATGGAGTACGGATGACTTACGAAGACCTCAATTCTGTTTTGATGAAAGCAATGGCCGATTATTTATTGGTCTAACGGAATCATCTGGAAGCTACCGGTTAAAAATGGCGTACTTTAACTTAGCTGGTGGTACTAGTGGCACGGTAATTACAGGCAGCGACACTGGTAACCAAAGTTCACAAATACTAGATTGGGAATGGTGCGCTCCGCTAAACCAAATAATAATTTGCTACACCAATAACAGTGGTCAATTTAATGGCGCGACTATTTCTGCGGGTTCAACCTCAATCTCGCAACGCTTTTCGCAAAGTTTTGGTAGCGGAAGCAACAAAAGATGGCAGATGGTTTGGACTAATCCAGCGGGTACAAGCAATCTTTATTGGTACTTTCAGAACGATGACCAGACTGCATATTATGCAGAAAATAGTTCTTTTCCAACTAGCTTAACGCAAGTAAGTTCGCAGGGCCGACAAATGAGCGAAAATTATCTTCCTGATATGTCTCCTAAGTATTTAGTGTTGCCAGATGGGAGCAATGTTTACATTAAGGCAGTTGAAAACGGTGATTGGAAAGGAACCAGTTGGGATCAGATTAGTCTAGGCAACGCAGGAGGCGGCAGTATGTATATGGTTCGTTATAACCCTGTGAAAGACGAATGGATTGGTTTGGGTAATGGATATGCTTGGTACTCCAAAACTGGCAAAGAATGGATTAGGCAAGGTAGGATTGGTGATTACCCTCAATCTAGAGCTTACATGTCCCTAAAAACTACTGGAGAATATCCGTATTAGAGGTTTGAAATATGAGTGATGATATAAACGAATTAAGAGCGGCGAACACTCGCAGAGACAGAAATGCAATGTTATCTGCCAGTGATTGGACGCATATGGTTAGTGATAAACCAGTAGAGAACAAAGATGCGTGGACGTTGTACAGAAAAAAATTACGTGATCTACCTCTACGGGGAGACTTCCCAGATGTAACGCTTGATAACTTCCCGCAGTCGCCTGACTCAGAAAGGACTGAATACGCCAAGTGGTTGTATGTCGAAAGCCCTGCTGAAGGAGAGTCAGTGTGGCAAACTAACCCTGATTGGGTAGACTAGGTATGCACAATGAAACGTCTATTGGTATTAGCTTTACTGCAAGCATTGCCAGTGCTTGTGTTTGGACAGACGCAGACTGAAATAACTACGACTGCGACTAGTTCTAGTTCGTCTACTAATACTAACAATAATAACAATAGCAACACGAACGATACGACGTACACCGGCACGTCGGTAAACACTAATACCAATAACTCGACCATCAACACAACGACTGACTCGACCAACGCGAACACTAATGTAAACACCACGGACTACACTGGCCTGATAAACAACATCAACACCAGTACGTCTAACAATACGAACACCAATACAAATACGAGTAATAACACCAACACGAACGTCAATAACTCTATATCGACGAGCAACAACACTAACACCAGCAACTCTACGTCTAACTCTACGTCCAATAACACGAGCTTTACGACAAGCAATAGTGTTAGTGACATTACGGCTATGAACACAAATAACAATGTGAACAACAGCCAAAGTATTAGTGACTCAACGCAGCGAGTTACGCAGAAAGTGGAATCCCCGCCGCCCAGCGCAATTGCTCCGTCAATTGGTAGCTCCTACTCCCAAGACCTCTGTACTACAGGCGTATCTGGTGCGGTGCAGACACAGATACTGGGACTTTCTACTGGACGATCTATAAGAGATCAGAATTGCGAACGAATTAAATTAGGCAAGACTCTTTACGATATGGGTATGCGCGTGGCTGCGGTATCTCTTATGTGTCAGGACTATCGCGTATGGTCAAGCATGATGAGTGCAGGTACTCCTTGTCCCTATGACGGCAAGATCGGAGATGAGGCGAAAGCTCTTTGGGAAGCTAATCCTGACCGGATACCAGAGCCTGACAGGAGAGTCCGTTGAAACGCCTGACGTTACTTAGCCTGTTTCCGGCGATTGCGTATGCTGATCTTGATCCTACTGGTATGACTCAGGTTATGAATGGCGTGGACGATAGTGCCTATCACGTTCAGCTTGGTCATGACTTTCCGTATCTTGGAAAAGTATTTACAGACGCTTGGATGTCTACTAACGGCTTTGTTTTGTTGTGGTCACCTACTAATCAAAACAATCTAGGCGTTCAAACAAGTCCGACATACGGTCATTGCTGTGATGGGTATAACTTTGGCGCAGGCACACCAAACTACCTAGATGCTAAAGTCGGGCAGTTTAGCTATATGCTTGCTCCGCTTTGGACTGATCTCGATGATACAAATATAAGAGACGGTGATGGGTACTATTACTCGACAAACGAAACTGAGTCCAAGTTTCTCTGGTACAAGGTTACCGAGTATAACCGGCCTAACTCTGTTAACACGTTTCAGCTAAACATAGATAAGACCGGCGGCTACGAATACTTATACCAAGACGTAGCTATCGACAGTCATCAGGCGTTTATCGGCTGGACAGGAGATACGGCGGCTGACCCGTATTGGCATACCCAGCAATTTTATGGTGACAAGTTCACAATGAATCCGAACGCTACAGGTCAATTAATCTCTAACTACGGCGGTGATTTGGCAACCAATAGTTACGGAGATGTATTTGGTTTAGTCGGACAAGCTAGCACATTGAATCAACCGCAAGGCGGTGGTGGTGGTGAACAACAGGCTGCCCCTCCAACTTACGCAGAGCAAGCGGTAGATACTGTGTTTGGGGATTCGGCTGATGACTTTTTGTACTTAGATCAGCCAGACTCGTCGGGTATGCCGAGAGTGTTGAGTCAAGTAGCTCCTCCGCAGATTTATCAAGAAGCACCACAGGAGCAGATGTTTGGAGGCCCGCCTACCGGCGCACCCGTTCGACAAGACCAACAACAGCAACAACAGCAACAAAACCCAGAAATCACAGGTGAACCGGCACAGGTCGAAGAAGTTAGAGAAGCTAGGCCAGTTGAGGTTGTACCAGAAGTTGTTCAAGTGACTCGTGAACCAAGGCCGGAGCCAGCTCCAGCGCAGGTAGTTATCAGAGCAGAACCTGCCGAAGTCACGGAGCCTGCTGCACAAAGAGAGCCTGCACCTGTTGAAGTAGTCGCAGAGGCACGGGCCGAGCCTGTTGCTGAGAAGGTAAGTGCAGTTGTTAAACCAGCCGTTGACGTTGTTGGGATTGCGCTGAGTTTGACAGGGCAGTCTTACCAGCCTCAGTCATTTGGTATACCGCAAGGCATGGCTATGCCTGAACAAAATATAGATCAAATTGTGGTAGAAATGCAGGAGCAGATTACCCAAGTGGCTGTGGCGCAGTCTGAACAGCAAGAAGTCAATGGGCTGACCCAGCAAGACCTAGCGCCGCCAACTCAAATGCAATTTGAGAATGACTTTAATGATGCTATTGCAACGGGCCAAAGCGTAGGTCAGTTCCTGTCAGCACAGCTTCCAGATTTCAGCCAATTTGACGTAGCGCCTCCTAGCCAACAAGAGCAACGTACTGTGCAACGAGCAGAAACGCAAATTCAAACTATGAGTCAGGCTGACGTTCAGCAGAGTTTAGATAGTCAGTTAGAAAATTTAGAGGACACTGGCGGCTTTACAGATCAGAGCCTTGCGGTTTTTCTCATATCGAACAACCCGGCTTTCTCGCAGTACGACAACGTAAATTTGTCGGACAGACAACAGTTTTACTCGTCCGCGCAGCCCTACCCAGCGAACAATATTCGGGCAAATCCATTGGGAGTTCTGCGCGTGACGGGTAATTCGGGATATGACGATTTGGTGGATTTACAATGGCAGAGATAGAAGTTGGCGAGGTAAAGCTTTCTGGCGGCAAGTTACTGCTTGTTATACCTTTTTTGGGTACCATAGGCGCAGCAATGTGGGGCGGCTTTGAGCTGTACCAGCGTTTGTTAGATGCGGAAGAAGCAGTTACTGCCTACGTCTCGCCTGATTTTAGCTCGTATGACGAAGAGCTGGCTGTACTAAGCACTAAATTAGATACTGCCGAAGTGTTGATAGCCGCCGTGGAACGGGCGTTAGACCAAGATATTGTTGAGGTAATGAACAACATTGATCGCCTGCAAGCAGATATTGACATAGTTGAGCGCGTTGCAAGAGATACGGATGATTCTGTTGTTTTAGCTACCAGAGAGCTGAGAGACGACGTATACGCTTTAGAAGAGCGTGTAAACGATAGCCTTAGAGACATAGATAACGAACTTCGTGAGATGCGTGACGATTTGGAAGAGCGCATCCAGCGGATACTTGATAATCCCCTAAACGTGGAAGAGTAATGGAAATGACAGGCCAGATTGTTGCAAGTGGTGTTGCTGGCGTAGCAGGGTTTTTAGTCATATGGGCCTTTACCCGAGCATACGCAATGCTAGACAAGATTGGGGAAGACCTTAATCGTATTCCTGAGAAGTATGTGGCGAAAGAAGACTACCGTGAAGACATACGCGAGATTAAAGAAACACTTGGGGCTATTTGGAAACGACTAGAGAATAAGGCGGAAAAATGAGACTCGATCCTGTACTGCTTAACATGGCTTGTAGCTGGGCAATTAACGCTTACAAAGACCAGAACAAAGATGCCATTAAAATAGAAAGCAAATGGACATCTACTACAGTATATGTGGCAAAGCGTAAGTCCATAGATATTATAGCCTTTAGGGGTACACAGCAGGGCAGGGATTGGTTAACAGATGCTTTTGTAGTACCCGTACCATACGCGGGCAGAATGTGCCACGGTGGATTTACTCTGGCCCACAGGTCAGTCTGGAAGGAAGTTAAGAAACACATTGACCCCAAGAAACGCACGTTGATCTGCGGCCATAGTCTTGGCGGTGCGTTAGCAGAGCTGTCTGCCTCTATGTTGAACGGTAAGCACGACAACATAAACCTGATTACCTTCGGTAAGCCGAACGTGTTCTTCAAAGGCTTCAAGAAGCCAATGACTCTTGATAATCAAATCTCCTGTGTGCAGGGCAGCGATATGGTGGCTAGAATCCCACGTTTTTGCTACGGCCCATCAAGCTCTCAGACTATGCTGTACTTCAGCAATACCGGCCCTGATTACATAAACCCCAGCAAAGACACCAGAGTTGCTGACAGGGGTGACCTGAAAGACCGGATAGCTGACCACATGATGGACGGCTACAAAGATAGGCTAAAAGAGTTTCTGGATGAGCAAGAGACACAAGCCAAGAAAGTAGTGCAAATGAACAAAGACAAAGAACTAGCCCGTAAAGAACTGGAGGATATGGCGGATGAAATGTTTATTAAAGATTAGCTTTTTAGTTGTTTTCACGTTGTCTAGCTGTACGTCTGTTGAACAAGTTATGGCAAATAAAGAAATATACTGCAATCAATTTTACAAAGGTGTTAGAGCTGTTGGTCGCGGTGCCCTGTCTGCAACAACCGGCGTTATAGTGCCTGATGTATGTGACACCATAGATACAATTGTGGAAGCTGCGGAATGAAACTAGGCGGCCTACTTAAATCCCTTGCACCTACTATAGCCAGTGCAGCGGGTGGGCCAATGGCGGGCATGGCTGTCAAAATGGCAGCGCAAAAACTGGGTATGCCAGATGCTACGGCCAACGAAATTGAAGACCTCATAGAGCGGGAACCAGAAAAGGCGGTGTTGCTTAAAGAGGCGGACAAAGAGTTTAAGGATCGTATCCGCGAAATGGAGATCGATTTAGAGTCCTTTAAGACAGAAGTCGAGGACAGAAAAGACGCTAGAGCTAAGTTCTCTGGCGACCTAACACCTAAAGTGTTCTGTATATTGGCACTAATTTTATACGGTGCGTACGTTATGACCGTAACTATACTGCCCCACGATCAGAACGACGAGACTATTATCTCGCTAGTATTGGGCCAGCTATCAGGCATTTTAGGCACCTGTGCGGCTTTTTTCTACGGCGGGTCAAACGGTAAGAAGTAATATGGAAAAGCTAATTAACATGCTAAAACGGCATGAGGGTACAGAAACTCATGCGTATGAATGCTCCGAAGGTAAAGTCACTGTAGGTGTAGGCCGTAATATCGACCAGAAAGGCGGTATGGGTCTGTCTGAGGACGAGATAGATTATCTCCTACAGAACGACATTGAGCGTGTAATCAAGGAATTGGCTACAGAGTATGAGTGGTTTAACAGCCTTGATGATGTACGAAAAGATGCTATTATTGACATTGCATTTAACCTCGGAGCTACGCGTTTACGTGGCTTTCGACGCGCATTAACCGCTATGGAAGCGGGAGACTACACAGAAGCCTCTACAGAGTTCTTGGACTCTAGGTGGGCAAAACAAGTTGGTGGCCGTGCTTTAGAGCTGACCGACATGATTGCTAGTGGTGAGTACGCGGATTGAGGTCTAAATGGCAGTTAGAAAATTACAATTCAAACCGGGAGTAAACAGAGAAACTACCCGGTATGCCGCCGAAGGTCAGTGGTACGAGACTGATAAGGTGCGCTTCAGACGTGGCCTACCTGAAAAAATAGGGGGCTGGGATCGCATATCCTCTAATACCTACCTTGGTGTAGTCCGCTCATTATTTAACTGGGCTACCCTGTCTCAGCAAAACTTAGTCGCTGCGGGCACCAACCTGAAATACTACATAGAGCGTGGCGGCGCTTACTATGACATTACTCCTATTAGAGCAACCACAGCAGCGGGCGATGTTACGTTTGCAGCCGTAAACGGTGATGCCACTATAACCGTATCTGATACAGCCCACGGTGCTATCCAGAACGATTTTGTGACTTTTTCTGGTGCAGTCTCTCTGGGCGGAAACATAACCGGCCCCGTATTAAACCAAGAATATCAAATAGCTACAGTCATAGGCCCAGACACTTACACTATAGAAGCAAAAGACACTAGTGGTAACCCAGTAACCGCAAACGCATCTGATACAGGCAATGGCGGAGCTTCTGTTGTAGGTGCCTACCAGATCAATACTGGCAACGAAATTGAGGTGCCATTTACTGGATGGGGTGGTGGAACGTGGGGTGCGGGGCCGTGGGGTACAGGTGGTACAACACTGGCTCCTATGCGTATCTGGAGCCAAGCTAACTTCGGTGAGGACTTACTTTTTGCGTATCGGGGCGGAGACTTATTCTACTGGGACGCAACAACTGCGGTAGGTACACGCGGCGTTTTTGTAAGTTCTCTCGCAGGAGCTTCTGATGTACCCACAGTGGTGAATAAAGCCCTTGTCTCTGACATATTTCGATTTGCGTTATGTTTTGGTGCAAACGAGATCGGAAGTGCCGTCATAGACCCCATGTTGATTCGCTGGTCAGACCAAGAAGACGTAGCTAACTGGACACCTGCCGCGACTAACCAAGCAGGTAGCTTACGTTTGTCAGAAGGCACTGAGATAGTTACAGCCCTGCAAGCTCGTCAGGAGATATTGGTCTGGACTGATTTGGCCTTGTACGGTCTACAATATTTAGGCGCTCCAGAAGTGTGGGGAGCGCAGCTTTTAGGTTCAAATGTAACTATAGCTGGGCCGAATGCGACTGTGTACTCAAACAATATTGCCTACTGGATGGGTAGAAATAAGTTCTATTACTATGACGGTACAGTTAAAACGCTGCCTTGTGATGTGCGTAGTTACGTATTCGATGACTTTAATCTAGGGCAATCTGACCAAGTAGTCTGTGGTACTAACGAGCAATTTGACGAGATATGGTGGTTTTATTGTTCTGCGGGCGCTACTCAGAATGACCGCTACGTGGTGTATAACTACGTCGAAAACGTTTGGTACTACGGCAATCTGGCGCGTTCAGCGTGGATGGACTCTGACCTGCGTGATTTTCCCATAGCTGCTACTTACAGCAACAACTTGGTATTCCATGAGAATGGAGTAGATGACAACGAAACTGGCACTCCTGCGGCCATAACAGCCAGTATAACTTCTACACAGTTTGATCTGGATGACGGGGATCGGTTTATGCTGGTTAACAGGATGTTGCCAGACATGACCTTTGAGGGTTCTACAACCGGTGCCCCAGCAGCCACGATGACTCTAAACCCTTTGAAAGACTCAGGTTCTGGGCGGTATAACCCAGCTTCTGTGGGTGGAGACAGCAGTGCTACTGTTACTAGAACAGCCACAGTGCCTGTAGAAGAGTTTACCGGGCAGGTCTTTACACGGGTACGGGGTAGGCAGATGTCGATTAAGATTGAGTCTACAGCAGCAGGAGTAACGTGGAAGTTAGGCGCACCTAGGATGGATATGCGGCCTGACGGTAGGAGAGGTTAGTGGCGGCTCGGAATACCATAAATAAGGTAGAAAGCCCTGCTTTACCGATACCACCTGAAACGAATATTCTGCGGACATACTTAGATGACCTGAATAATATTTTGCGTTTGTTTTTCAATAGGTTAGCTAATAATGTAAACTTGTTAACCGGGGAATATGGCGGACAGTTTA